TATATAAATATATCGGTGATATAAGACGTAATACACACACGTATAGAGATATATGATAATTATATATAGAGATAGACATAGGTATACTGATATACATATATCATACTATTGTATACTAATATATGTATGATTGATAATAAGATACGTGTGTACGAATGTCTACATTACTACACTGGTGTGGTAATATACGGATTAGTACACCAGTATACGAAGTAACCATTTTCGTATATTCTTATATGTAGACATAGTGCACTACAATTTCTTTATGATTATTGGAGATGAAAGAGTTATGGTGTACCATAGCAGGGTTTATATAGGGGTATCGGTTTATAGGGGTTTATGGTAGATGAAGAGAAGTGTGGGGAACAAATCAAGTGTTGTATATGTGATGCGTTAATCTGTAATTACAATATGGACATTGAGGATACTGTTGTTATTGATTTAAATGTTGAGCCTAATAACGATAACAAACCATTGGTATATGTTTGTGATGATTGTAGTTTGAACATTGCAACTCAGAGGATTCAAAGATGAGTGATATTACCACGATTGGATTGGAGAGGACTACGAAGTCAGAGTTGGAAGAAATTAAGATAGTTGAACAACAAACGATTGATGCTGTTCTTGTTGAGCTCATTCGTTATTTCAAGAGTAACGGAAGTTATAAGCCGAAGCTCAATACTCTCAGTGAGGTAGAAATATAATGAGATTGACTCAAAGAGGTGAAAGAGAAGATGGACCCAAAACCAAAGATATGTGAGAAGTGTGGTATTCTAACAATGAACATAAGTAAACACCTTCAAAGAGGAAGGTGTGCTTACCAGCATTCAAGACAGAAGAGAACGAAGAAGGTGAGTAAGAATGCTTAAGCCATTCAGGTTCTTTTCTTTCTTATGGAGAGAATACATTAGAGCTGTGAGGATGTCTAAAGTAAGTTGGGAAGAAGATGATATACTCAGAAGAAGAAAGCTAGGCACAGCAACAGTAGAAGATACTAATCAATGGGCTAAGCTTCAAGGTATGCGCAATGACCCTTATGGAGATAATGAGCGCAGGATAAAGAAACTAAATGACAAGAGGATTGGTATAGGATGGGAGAAGAGACTAGACAGGCTGATACTAACGCAGAAGAAGAAGAACGAATTAATGCAAAGGAAGCAGCTGAAGGACCAAAAGCAGTCAAAGACTTGAAGCGACCAGGAAGGTGGCAAGATAAGAAGTATGCTAAGCAGTTAGTAGAATATGTTAATCACAACATCAGGGAAGATGAAAGGAATGTATACACCGAGTTCTTTAACGCATTAGTTGAGAAGTATGACTTGAAAGAACCAGCAGACTTAATGCTTGTGGACTTAGCGGTATTCGACTTCTTGAGAGCTAAACGATTACACGGAGTTTTGATGAAGGAAGGAGATATCAAAACATTCTTTAACAAAAGAGGAGATAGCTTTGAGAAACCTAACGAAGCAGGTTACTTACTCAATGCAGTTGAATCACAACTAAGACAGACAATGAAAGAGTTGTTGTTGACACGGAAAGAGCAGGTAAAGAAACAGATTGGAGCAGGGCAAAGCTTTGATAAATTCCTATCAGGTACTAAAGTAATAGACGTGAAGGATGCGGATAAACCAACCAAGGAGGATGATAAAGAATGATAAGCGCAGAGGACAGTCAGGAACTAAGAAGGTTAAGACAAAAAGAGAACGAGCTAAGCACTAAGCTTGACAATACAAAGAAATCAATTGCTAACATAGAAGGCAAAGATACGATAAGGGAAGTGGAAGATGGCGATGTATCAGGACTTAAAGAAATTGAGAAACCAAAGGTTTGAGCTAGAGAAGAAGCTTGAAATAGTCAACTCACAGATAGAAGAAGCAGAAAGCTCTCACTTAATAAAGAGGAACTAGATGGAACTACTAGACCAATTAACAGAGAAGTATGGTAACAACCTTAAGGATGCGTTACAAGACCCTGTCAATTTCTTACAGGATGTTATCTACTCTCCGAGGGGTAAAACTCTTACACCCTATCAATGTGATTGGTTGCGTATGGCAGAAAAGTATAATAGATTAAACATAGGTGCGTTTCGTAGTTCTGGTAAAACTGAATGTCTTATGGTTGGTAGACCAATCTATAAGTTGTTCACAATACCAAACTATGATATAGCTATTATTAGTGATTCATTACCTCAGGCTAAAGAGATTATAAGGAGAATGAGGGATACAATAATGGGTAATGAATTACTCAGAACTGCTATACCTCAAAGTAGAGATGCTGAATGGAGTAAGACTGCAATAGAACTCAAGAACAAAAGCAGATGTACTTGTAGACCTTACACAGGAAGAGTACGTTCATACCACGTTAATGAAGTATGGTGTGACGAGACAGGAGAATACAGAGAGCATAAAACCTTCTTAGGTGGTATCACCCCAACAGTCACAGCTAAAGAAGGAAGGATTGGATGTATCGGAACATTCCAATCCGAGATGGACTTACCGCATACATTGATGAAGAATGAGGCATATCATAGTGCCGTTTACTCAGCAGATGGTATTGACCCTGCTACAGGAAAAACTTATTGGGAGATTAGATATCCTAACCAAAAGCTTGAGGATAAGAAGAAAGAGATTAACAATGAAATAGAGTTCTCAAGAGAGTACCTTATGAAGTGTCTTTCAGCTTCTGATGCGTTGTTCCCATATGAACTTCTTGAGGTATCATTTGATTATGCAGACAAGTTCATAGATAAGCCAAGGGATGGCTGCGTTTACTACGCAGGGTTCGACTTCGCAATGAGTGGTGCAAGAGGAGCTGACTTCACTGCTTTCGTAATTCTTGAGCGTAATCTAAAGACAGACGTTTTGAGAATAGTTAGAGTCGAGAGATATAGAGGATTGAGTCCTCAGTCACAGAGAAAAAGAATGAAGGAACTTTATGATACATTTAAATTTGTTAGAATGTTGGCAGACGAGGGAAGCTTTGGTAAATCATTTATTGAGGATATGATTTCTATGGGTGTACCAATGAGAGGATTTAACTTTCAATCAAGGCGTAATGAGTTACTCGAAACATTAAGAAGTGGATTTGATAACAATTATGGCAAAGATGATGATGATAAATATATGCCCAAACCATTTGAAGAAAGAAAGTTCTTAATGGTTAAGGATAGACACGATACTTTAACGAAAGACCTCACTGATAAGCTAGTTAAGGAATTGACTTCTTTCGCAGTAGTATTCAAGACAAGCACCAAAGGAGATGTCACTGGCAGAGTTCGGTATGAGGCAAAACAACCTCACGATGATATCACAATGGCATTAGCTTTGGCGTACTTCTGTGCGAGAGGAAGTGCTACTGGTTCATTACATATAGGACGTAGCGAAGGCTTTGCTAAGTCTCAACGCTTAATCAGTAGAACCTAGTAGACGAGAAGATATGCCAAAACGTAACAACGTTTATATACCCTGTCCCCTAGAGAAGAGATAAGATAGCCGAATCTATACCCAGTTTTATAGACGAGAAATAGACGAGAAAAAGGATTACAACGGACAAAATGGCATTTAATCTAAAAAAGATATTTGAGAGAGATGTTAAAGCTGGTATCACCGAGAGTGGTCAAGGTTTAGTTCCTAAAAAAGATAGTACTCCTTCTGATGAAAAAGATGATAACGCTCCACAAAACTTAGGACTTCAAGCTAAGTATAAAAATGCTTACGATAACTTTCCTATAGTTCAGGCTTCAACTGATATTAAGGCTGAGCTTTCTGTCCCAGAGTTTCACTTTGATGGACCAAAAGAAAAAGAACTTACTAAATTAAAGAGAGGGTTAAACCTATCAATTCACATTGAGCAGGTTAATAAGTGTAGAATTAAGCAAGGGAATTGTTGGGTAGAGGTTGTTAGAGAGCCTCGCAAAAAGACAATCATAACTGAGCTAAAGATTTTAGACCCTCTATCTATGAATGTTATTCGCACAGCTACAGGGACTATTACTGCTTACGCTCAGGTAGTTCAAGGAGATACTGAAAGAATTTGTTTAATCTGGGGAAAGATTCCAAAGAAAGGAAGTTATGAGAATGTACCCTGTAAGAAAGTTGGTAAGATTGAGGACATCATACATTATACTTATAACCTTCAAGCTGGAGAGAAATACGGCACACCTGATACCCATTGCTGTCTAAACCTTCTTGAGGCTAAAGATGAGATTGAGCAAGATATGAGAGTTATCGTAAGGAGATATATAGCTCCAATCATTCACGCTCAGGTAGGTGACGAACTTCACCCACCAGTAGCAGGAGATATTGATGCCGTTAAAGCTGAGTTAGAAGATATATATGCTAGCACCGAGTACGCAACTTCCTATTTAATAAAGATGAATGTTCTTGGATTCCAAGGTCAGAAAGGTGGAATTGATATTGGTCCAATAATGGAACATATAGATACTCAAATTTTAGTTGGTCTTAAACTTTCACCAGTTCTATTGGGAGTTGGTAAAGGTAATGACCGAGCAATCGCAGAAGTATTATTAAGACTTCTTAGTAAAAAGATTAAACGAATCCAACGAGAGTTCAAACACGAGTTCGAAGATAAGTTCATTAAGGGACTTAACTTAGGAACAGATGAGGACCAAATTGTGTTTGAGAATATTGATGAGCGAGAACTGAATGAGGAGATTGATAAGATTATGGCTCTGTTCAAGACTAATCTTTTGACAAAACAAAATGCTAACAAATTACTTCCATCCAAATATCACGAGAAGTTACCAGATGACCCTGACCCATTTGACGTGCCACCTCCAGGCGAAGAGGCTCAGGATGATAAAAAAGTTAGCAAACTTGATAATCCTAATGACCCTTCCAAAAGTACAGAAATAAAGAAAGGTCAGAGGGTTAAAAGAACAGATGTTCAAAACCCATTGGATACAAAAGAGAAGAGCAGGACTGAGGTGAATAATTAATGGGAACGTTCAAGTGTCCAGTTTGTAAGCGTCATCATTTCTTTACAGATGGTGATGAAGTTAGCGAATTGGAATGTACCGACAACGTGACTTCCCAAGTGAGAAAAATGCAAGACCAACCACCAACTGACCTCATAACGAGGAATGCTTGGAATCAAAACCATCATAGTACGAGAGAGGATAACTATCAGAATGTCCCTGTCAAAGTAAAACCTATGAATGGTAATGACCGAAGATTAGGTGGTGGAATGGCTGCGAGGAACTGGTGATACAAATGGTAGTTGTTAAAACAAAGGACGGCTTTCAAATTAAACTTGAGAGCGGAAAACTCTTACCTAAAGTATACAAGTCCGAAGAGGATGCAAAAGAAAAGATTGCTCAAATGGAGAAGTTCAAAAGTACTAAAGAACACGAAAGTGACTACGCTAAAAAAGATGGAACTTTCAGGTTTAATGTACCATTGACTATCCTAGAATCTGATGTGAAGAAAGGAACAGTCCACGTTGGTGGAACTCTTTTAGCAGTTGGGAAAAGCAGAAACGGAGTATTGTATGATGCTACTAACATAGCCGAGAATGATGGTAAGACAGTTAAGTTCTTTATGCAAGAACACGGAGAACTTAATGTTGAGAACGTCATTGGTAAGGTTAAGATGACCAAAGAGAATGAAACAACTTTACGTTACGATGGAACTTTGAGGAATACCACTAAACATCCAGATGTTGTTGAACACGCAACTCACGAAGAAATTGATGTCTCTATTGATGCTAGATATAAAGATAGAGTCGCTGATGAATCAGAGAATGCGTGGAAGATAGCAGGGCTTGACGTAAGAGCAGTTTGCGGTGTAGGGATAGGTGGAATAGCTACGAACTCAATGGATTATGCTATTGCAGAAAACTTTAACCTATATGATGAGTTGAAGGAAGCAGAAGATATCAAAGAGCAGAAAAAAGATGGAGATGATTCAATACAAAACCAAACGGAGGGAGACTCTATGACAGACGAAAAAATAACAAAAGAAAACGAGTCCCTTAAGTCAGAAATTAAGCAACTTAAGGAAGCTGAGGAGAAAAGAGAGAATGACGAGAAGAAGCAGAAAGTTGATGATATCCTTGAATTAAAGAAAAAGGATGCAGAGAAGAAAAAGAAGGATGGTAAAAAGCCAGAAGAAGAAATGAAAGAAAGTGAACTTATGGCTAAGTCCAGCTCAGAATTGAGTTTAATCCTAAAGTACGAGAAGAAGCTTATGGAAGCAGAAGATGAGAAGAAGTCAGATAATCCTGACGATAATGCAGACGATATAAAGCCAACTGAAGGTGCTGGTGAAGGCTCAGTAGAGACTCAAGCTCCTGCAACTGAAAACCTGAAAGGGAAGAAGTTAATGGAAATGGAGAATCACGAAGGTGTAGTTATAGAGAAAGAGAAGGACAGGATTAGTCCATCTAAACAGCTCTATGAAGCATTCAGAACTGACCTTAAGAACAGCATTTATAGATGAGGTGATAAAGAATGGCACAAGAAGGTTTAGTCCTCTTTGATGAGGGCAAGAGTATCACTGTTTTAAATGATAGTGGTACAACAGCGATTACAGCAGGTGACCTTTTGTTTTTTGAAGCTAATGACAATATGTTCGGTTCAACAGTTTCAACAGCAAGAGCATCTTACGCAGCAAACGATGTTAAAGTAAAGTCAGCTAAGTTCTCAGCTAACTCACACTTGACACCAGCTGGAGTAGCAGTTACTGATATCGCAGCAGACGGATACGGCACTATGGCTCTTGAAGGATTGTTTTTGCACAGAGCATCAGCAAATACAGAAGCTGGAGAGACAATAATGCACGAGACAACAACATCAGGAAAGGTTGTAGCTATAATTGATTTAGGTACAACTGTTCTTGTTCAAGGCGCAGGTCTTTCAGATTGTAAGATTGGAAGAGCACTAACAGGTGGAAGCGCAGAAGACAAGATAATCCTTTGGAAACTAGGACTTTGAGGTGATGAAGAATGGGATATGGACTATTAACAACTGACTCCAAGGATTCATCCAGCACTACAGCAGGAACTTCAACAGGCTCGTATCTTATTGCTAGAACTCTTTTCGGAGAGCTTCTAAGAGCAGTAAGGAAAAAGCTTGTTTTAAGTTCATTAGCTGCAAGACGTGTTGGACCTGCAGGAGTACCTGGCTCAAGTCTTGATTTTTCTCTGGAAGTTGCGGAATCAATGCAAGTTAACAGAGTTGAACAAGGTGGCGAAGTAGACAATATTGTAGAATCATACAGTGGGTTTAACATCAAACCTATTAAGTATGGTTGTAGAATAGGTATAACCAGAGAAATGGAAGAGGATAGCCAATACGATGTTATGGCACTTAACATCGATATGGCTGGATATGAGTTTGCAGACAATGAAGAAGCACTTATTGTCGCTCAGCTTGACGCAGCAGATACAGCATCAAGTCACAGTGTAGCTAACTCAAACGCAACTCTTCCAGTAACTGACATCACGGAAGCGATGCAGAATCTGGAGAACGACAAGTACGTGTGCACCCATATGATTATTGGCGTAGAAGTTGCTAATGACATAAGGAACATTGATACATTTACTGAAGCTGACAAAGCTGGTATTAACGACCTTTCAAAAAGGTTAATTGGTACTATCTTTGGAATGAAAGTAATTGTTTCAAATAACGTGTCTAACAAACTTGCCTATGTTATAAACGCTGAGAGAGCATTTATAATTGTAGAGAAAAGACCTCTTACCATCAATAAGTACTTTGATGCGGCTAGAGACACAAGTTACGCAGTTGCGACTCAGAGAATTGCCGTAAGGTACTGGGATGAAACAGCAGTTAGCGAAATAACAACAACTTAAACGTTGTTTCTTTTTTTTTCTTTTTAGTTTAGTAGCGGTGTGTTATCCGCAATTTTTGGACACTTTATTTAAAAAGCGTGTCAAACACAACGGAGGGTAGATAAAAAATGGCAGGATTAAAAGACGGCATTTCAGGAGGAGGTGGTGGTGCAGATTACACTACTGGTACATTCTCTGGAAATGTTACATTAGGAGATGCATCTGGTGACGCAATTACAGTCACTGGAACAATGACAGTCGCAGAAGAGTTAACATTAACTAAGAGTCTTGTAGTAACTACAAGCGCTTCAGTTGGTACAACTCTTGCAGTTACAGGTGCTCAGACAAACGCAGCTGGTATTCAAAGTGCAGCAGTCGCAGTTATTGCTACGGCAACAGGTGCAACTACAGGTACTATAGCTGACGGAACAACTTTCTGTTCAGTAACGAATGCAACTGATGGGGATGATATTGTGATATTGCCGACACCAACACCAGGAAATATTGTATGGCTATACGCAGTTGAGGACTTCGAGTTAAGGTCAAGTGCACCATCAACAGTTCTTATTAATGCAGGAACAGGTGGAGCAGCAGTTGAGTCAAATGTAGCAGCAGGAGAATTAGTCCGATGCGTATGTATTACAGCACTTGCTTGGAGATGTAATAAATATGATGCTGATGGTGACGAAAGTAAACTAGAAGCAGCAGCTTAAACAATTATTTTTTTTCTTTTTTACATATAACCGAGGTGATACAAATGTCAGAAGAAACACATAAAGACTTTACGATTCTTAGCGATAAAGAGTTAGCTTCCGAGTTAGATACTTGGAAAGGAGTTAACCATATTCTTGCTAGGGATATACAAAAAGAAATTGTTAGGCGAGAAAGTCTAACAACAACTCAACCTGATGAACCAGTAGATACTGAACCTCTTGAGGAATTGACTAGAAATGAAATTGTAGTCAATATGAATAGGTCTGAACAAGAAGAGCTTTTAATTAAGTATGGAATTACTCCAGAAGAAACTTGGAGAGAATCTACTCGAGTCAAGAAAATACTTGAGTACGAAGAATCAATTTAACTTTTTAACTTAGAAAATATGATGAGGTGAATGAGATGGCTGAAGAAAACTTTGTGGACATTGCGTCCAGAGGAAATATGGGAAATAGGGAAGTAAGATTAACCCCTCAAGAAATAGAGGAGATAAGAGAAAACCCTAGAGGATTAACAAGAGAAGGTTGCCTATTTAAGATAACTTTATGGGCACATTCAACTAACAGACAGGTTTTATACAAGTACCTTGCAATGCTTAAACTTTGTAAGAGTTGGGAACCATCAGGTAAACTTACTAGTGGTAGAGTTATCCTAGCAAGAACAGTCCACCGAAATCAGAGTGGCGTTACAACACCTAAGGTCTGGTCAGAAAATGTTGATGTAGATAAGCTTAAAATCTTTGCAGAACAGAAGATGCCTGAGCTTGGAAACCTTACTAAAAAAGGAGCATAATGAAAAATGACAACTGAACTAGGAGGTCACGACTCTAACGCTGGTTCGTCTATGGGTGAAAGGACACCTGTGACAGTCACCATTGATGGTACAAAGACGTACCTAGATGTAAGGACTTCAATAACTAGAAAGACAAAGAACCACGTTGGTTCAGATTGTTCTGGTGCAGATGGTGCAGCAAATAGAGTTCTGACATTAAACAACACTTCGCTGAGTTCTGATGAGCAAGTATTCTATAATGGATTGAGATTAACTATTGCAACACAATATACAGTTAGTCATCTTGCTTTAAGTACAACCATAACTTTCTTAGGAAATGTATGGGATAGCGATTTAATTGTGGTGGATTACTATGCATAAAATCAATAAACTATTTTTATTTTTCTTTACATTAATTATACTTTCCTGTTCAGTTGTAGCACTTGATTGGACACCTTGGGGAGACATAAATCTAAGAGGAATTTTTGGAATAAAGAATGTAGAATTTTTAACTGGTAATGTTTCTAACGCTACTGGATATTTATGTGAGAACATAGTATTTGATGGTGGAGTTGGCTCAGCAGGAATCTGTGATGGCGCAGATGATGGAGCAGGTGGTGGAGGAGTAGATACTAACGCTTCAACTATATGTTCTAATGATGAGTACCTTGATGGTAGTGGACAATGTATTAATTTCAATGCAACTGTTATAGACTTAGAAGTAGATACCAATGCGTCTACTTCTTGTGCATCTGGTGAATACCTAGATGGCTCAGGAAAGTGTATAAGTTTTAATGGTACTGTTGAAGATATAACCAGTATTTATATTAACTCAAGTGATGGTAACTTCTCTATTGAGAATGGTAAAATAGGTCTTATCGCAACTTGGTTTGATTCAGTGTATCTAAAGATTGTAGATATGTTTACTAAAGCTGAAATTGTTACAATGATTGATAATAACCAAACAGCAGCAAATGCGTATTCAGATTCTTTAGACCATAGTGGTAATGACTCATCTGAAATAAGAGCACAATTATCAGCAGGAACTAATGGGACATATAATTCAGCAACAGGTGTATTTGATTGTAAATTCTCTCAAGATACAGACACTAATACGTTTAATACTACATCAGAATTAGATAGAGACTATACACGTGTTGGAGATGTTGGTTGTAGTAATATCTCAGGAGCAGTAAGTGACCTTTGTACTATTACCGCAGGAGCAGGTGGTAGTGGGACAAGTTGTTGGCTTACTGAAAACGGATACAGTTATTTGAATACAACTTGTACAGGTGGAGTTACTCAGGTTAATGTGTCAGGATTGCTTGTTGAGGGTGATATTGTTTCTGAGAATGCAAATGTGACTGGTAACTTTAGTGTTTTTGGAGAAGCAAGTTTTTATAGTGCTCTTAATGGTAACAGGTTATACTGGGATAATAGTTATGGTGAAGATGGAGATGGTTCTTTATTGCTTGATTTAACAC